TGTTTCTGCTAATCCGCTATACGTAACACGATAAACTTTTGCCGTTCCAATGGCAACATAAGCAACTATTGCTGACGATTCTGTTACCAATACAGGTGCCCCAAAAACGCCAGTTCCTACATCAGTTAGATCTTTTTTAGTTAACGCACCGGTTGATACGTCTACAAAATAAACCGTTGTTGCTGAAGAAGTTTTTCCTATGAAACATATAACGCCATTGAAATACGTAGCATCTGACCATGTGGTTGTTGTAGTTCCGGAAGCAAGCTGTCCACCGGAAGTTCCAGTTCCAGTTAAGGTAATTGCGGTTGATTCGTAAGTTGGTACAAGTGTGGCTTCGTCGTCTGAGATAGTGACGTTTTCACCACGCCATGTGTTTTGTGGTTGGTTTACTTCAGACGGCCCCATATAGTAACCGGCACGGAAATCATCCCAACCAAAATTAAATGCGGCCATTTACGACCACGCAGCGTATTGGTAACCACCATCGTAGCGAATGCGTCGACCGGTAGCCTGCTTCAAATCGTCTCTCATGTTCTGCATCAGCGCCTGATACTCGGCTTGATAGACAGCAGCTCTGCCTTCATCTTGACGAACCATTGAAGCAAGGTAACAGGTATGAGCAATAACTAAAGAGTGGTGTGTGGCAGGGATCAACGGAACCGAATAGTCACTCAAAAGTTCAGGTTCATTGCGGTAGTAATACAAAGTCCCAGAAAAATCAGATGTTGGGATAGGGTTGAGCTTTGCTTTGTTACCAATAATGGTCCAAGCAAATACGCTTTGCCGGCGATCAGGCATCAAGAAGTCTTCAAGCTGTAACCACATACAGGGCTTGCCGTCAATAACTAACTGCCTGGCTCGTATGAAGTCGTTGGGAATTGTAGCTGTGCCGGATACAAAGTTTAATGTAAAGTCGTCCATTAGCCAGGGCCATTCCCTAGCACCTGAAATAACGGCAAGGGTTCTGTTAATTAACCCGTCTACTGTAGCGTCGGGAAGCAAACCATCCCCAATAGATGGAATAGCCAAACGTTCTTTTACTGCTGTACGGATTTCGCCACGATTCATTTCCCGATATTATACCATTTAAGGTTATCCCGTAGTCGTTTGTCATTGCCGTTTAGCCTTATAGCTTCTAGTCCGTGGACTATGGCTTGAGCCTTGTCTCCAAGATGGTGGCAGGCTATTGCCATCAAATCGTGAACTAGCCAACCCCAAGCATCTGCTTCACATAGATAGTCCAATGGTTTTTCTGTAATACGCAAAGCCATTTCGCAGTTGTATCGGCAACTAAGCCAATCATTCTTTTCGTAGTGGTACTGTGCCAACGCAACCCAAGATTCCCGTCTGCGTGGGTCTTCACTAATGGCTCGATAAAGATGGCAATGAGCATCGTCCGGCCGCATCTTGGCTATGTACCGGTGTGATGCAGCTCGTTCCGGCAACCAAGTAGACAGATCTAAATGGCGTGAAAAGTGGTATTGGGATTCAGGATACCTGCCCTGAAAATAGTATTCACGAGCTAGGTAGAACTGGTTCCTATCATCCATTGGAGATTCTTTAACCGCTAGTTCAAGCAATGGCAAATACTGCGATCGGGACTTCGTGGGGTCGGGATGATGATGTATTTCTAAGCCAGGTACCCATTGTTGTATTTCTGTTTGTTGAGGTTTAAGAACCTCGTGTACGGGATGTTTCCATGTGTAACCGTGCCGGCGATGGATCTTGTCTCCACCGTAAACCAAACCTTCTGACCCGTCGTCATTCCAAGACCAAACGTATTTATATCTTGGTCTGCTGGTTCCAGGTTCTATGTTTTCCAACATTCCCCGCCAGCCAGGTAACAAATATTCATCCATGTCCAAAGCAATACAAATATCAATATCGTCAGGGAGCAACTCCAACGACTTGTTGCGAGCTTCATCAAATCTCCATGGATCAGGCCGCCATTGTTCTACATGAACGCCGGCTCCACGAGCCACTGCAACGGTGTTGTCGGTAGATCCGGTATCCAAAATAAACCGGTAGTCTGCTTCAATAGCTGAATCTGACCATCTGTATACGAACTGCTCTTCATTAAGTGCGATGGTATAAACAGCGATTTTCATTGCCCCTCCTAAAAGTTACAAACTTTCCAATATTGATTGCTTGGATGCTAGTAGATTAGTACGTGACGTGAGGAAATAAGTCATATCTTTGTTATTTGGATCATTTAGTGTTGTTCGCATTGAGTCCAAAACAATAAGGTCGGCTGCCAGTTTTGTTTGTTCAGCTTCTTTAACTTCTGTCAAGTCTGCAGCATCTGGATACAGAGAGATTATTGAGGACAAGCATGAATGGGCAACATTCTTTTTAACAAACGCATCTGTCGCCAGCAACAAAGGCTGAACATTTTCTGGTCGAACACGGGCTGTAGGATTACCTTTCAAATACTCATAGATCTGCATATCAGGCTGGTTGGACACAAGTGTTTCGTTAATACCAAGTTGCTGAACAAAATTGTTTGCTTTTACGGCAACAGGTTCCGTGTTGTTAAACGGTTCTTCTGATACTTGCGCCCATTCCAAAATTAACTTCAATGCTTCGCCTAAACTGTATGTAGCAAAAGGCGTGGATGAATTGTTCATCAACTCTGTCTTGTTGTTTTTGTTTTGTCGTTCAATATAAACAAGATGAGCCACACCATTGATAGACAGTATCGGTTCATAAACAAGTAAAGCGTCAGCTGCATCCGGCACTGCAATTGTTGAATCGCCAAGAGGATCTGCAAACAATTCAACCCCGTAGAGTCCAGCGTCACATCGCCATTGGTTGTCAAACGATGGCACAGGTGCAGAGTTCATAAAGGTGAACCCACCAGCATCAACGCTATCTACACCGTGTTTATAGTATTGATAAATCCGTTCAAAGATTTGAAGACTTACTACCTCGGATGTTGTTCCGTTTGTAGCAATAAGGTTGTGCTTACTGATGTGAGTGAAGTATTCGGGAAACGCCACAAGAACTTGGCCGTTAGCCATTTCAAATAACGCGCAGTCTTCAAACGGCACATTGTTGTTTACTTCTTGGTAGTACAAATCAATTGTTGATGTTGCGTTTAGTTTTTGCAACATAAAGAACATATTGTATTTGTTTACAACGTCTAGGTTAAATCGTTTAATGTTCATAATCACGGTCCGTAGTATTGAAAATAGCACATTCCTGCTGTGCCAACAGATGCTGTGTTGCCACCACAACCGTACACGCCTGTTCCCCCACCCAAAATTCTGTTGCCAGAACCGTTGGCTGTAGAGCCATAACCTCCACCACCAGAGCCACCATAGTAACCAAAAGCCTGACCACCTACACCACCTGAACCACCGTATCCATTACCAACGGTGTGTCCGTTGTCTCCAGCAGAGAAGTTGCCTCCACCACCACCAGCAGCGAGATAGTAAACAATATCTTTACCACTACCAGTAGAAGTTACAGAACCAGTACCACCACCATATGATGAACTGGTACCTGAACCTGAAGAACCACCTGTACCTACTGTTGTATATTGCCCACCAGCACCACCAGTAGCAGTCAATGTAGAAAAAGATGAACCCGAAATAGTTGTGGTACCACCAGCACCACCGTTGGTATCAGCAATGTTTCCAGCAGTACCACCACCACCGACAACCACAGTCAAATAAGAACTAACTGCTGATGTTGCAGAAACATTACCTGTGTTGTAGTAATAGGCACCACCACCTCCACCACCTCCAGCACCTCCACCTCCACCACCAAAGAAAAAGATGTTGAAGATAGATGGGGTGATAGCAGAGCCACCAGTAGGTGTAATGGTTTGTAAATGAACAATGTCGGTGTAAGTAGTATTACTGGTGCCTGTAGGTGTTCTCACAAAAGTTTGTATTGACCAAGTAGTAAACGAAGTAGATGAAGACGTAGCGCTGCCAATGCCGTTAGTAACTATGGCACGAACATCATAAGACACTCCGGCAGTCGGTAAACCTGTTTGGTTTGAGTAAACGCTTTGGCTACCACCTGTCAAACCAGTAATTGTTGCTCCATCTGTCCAAGTGGAATCAACGGTCTTTTTAAACTGAAATTTAACGCTTGTTGTTTGCCGGTTAGGATTTACCGTTGCGTTAAATGTGGCTCGGTCTTGGTTAAAGTTAGTAACGGCATTGATAGTTACCGTAGGCAACTCAGTAATGCTTGAAGCAACTACCCCACGACGGATAGGCATTATGCGCTCAAATCGCCAATAAGAACAAAACTGTTAGTTCCCACGCAGTATAACGTAGCACTTGAATATTGGGTTCGAAGCTTCAACCCTGGCGTACCGTTAAGGGTTGCGCCACCAGCAGAAACAGTAACTTGACCAGCCCCAAGACTAAGAAGATCAATGGCTTGTCCGGCAGTAAATCCAAGAGAAGTGCCAACGGTCACTGTTACAGCAGATGCGTTACTCAAAGTAACCATCTTTCCAAGATCGCCCGACACCAATGAGTACGTTGTCCCTGTTTGCGTGTTGACAGTTTGTGTTGTAGCAAAAGAACCAGCAGCGCCTGTAGGTCCTGTTACCGTAGAGGCTGCACCTGTAGGTCCGGTAGGGCCAGTCGGTCCCGTTGGACCTGTCGGTCCTGTTGGTCCGGTTACGGTCGATGCCGCCCCGGTAGCCCCAGTCGGACCAGTTGGTCCCTCAACAGTAGATGCTGCGCCGGTTGGACCGGTTGGACCTGTTGGACCCGTTACCGTACTAGCAGCTCCGGTTGGCCCAGTTGGTCCTGTAGGGCCTGTAACCGTGCTTGCCGCACCAGTCGGCCCTGTTGGGCCGGTTACTGTAGACGCAGCCCCTGTAGGGCCTGTAGGACCGGTTACAGTAGATGCTGCGCCGGTAGGTCCCGTTGGACCTGTAACTGTAGATGCCGCCCCTGTAGGTCCAGTTGGCCCGGTAGGTCCAGTAACTGTTGAAGCTGCGCCTGTAGGACCGGTTGATCCCGTGGGACCTGTGACTGTAGAAGCCGCACCTGTAGGTCCAGTAGGACCAGTCGGACCAGTTACAGTGCTTGCAGCCCCGGTAGGACCCGTAGGGCCAGTTGGACCTGTAGGACCAGTCGGACCTTGTGGGCCGGCGTTAGATGTACCAACAACGGTAATAGTGTAATCAACAGAAGTGTATGCAGTAGGATCGACGTTTGGTCTGGTTACAACAATAGATTTATTGCCATAATACGTGCCTGTAGACGAAAGGTCTGTTCTGGTGACAACAATGTTGGTTGTTGGCATGTTACCTCGTTACATCAGGAAGAACTACAAAAGCTCCAGCAATAACAGTACTTACAACACCAGAAGCAGTTTCTTGAAGATCCCAAACATAGTTATACGGGTTAAGGCTTAGAGTGCTAGCAGAACTCAATGTCAGGGACAATGTGCCAGCAGCGCCGCTTACAATAGTGCAGGTAAAAGTAGCGGCCGGCGTGGGGTCTTCATAGTCGGCACGAACCATTGCAGCATAAGTGCGACCCGTAATATCGATAGGGGTAGTACCGTTTGTGGTCATCGTCACACCTACGGTGACATTATCGCCCCGTGTAGTTACAAGATCCTGTTCTGCTGGCGTTGCCATTATTCATCGACTCCTATGCCACCAAAGACTATGGCAACAATATTAACACCCAAAGTGGCGGCACTGATAAACAAAGCCTTGCTGAGTGTCTCCCCTGACAACGTAATCAAGATTAGACCTGTACCAGAGGCCCACAATAATAGGGAAACTATAGCTCCAAAGTATTTACGCATGGGTAGATTTTATCATTTCCGGCGGATGATTGGTGGAGCAGCCGCTAATACAACACCTGCAACGATAAGTGTTCTGCGTTGTTTGACAGGGACTTTTGAGCCAACCGGAACATAGGAGTCAACCGCTCCACCAAAAACGTTGACTTCCTGCTCAAAAGCTTCACGCACTTCTTCAGGGGCAGATTGAACGCTGGCAACCAGCTCTTCTAACTGCGTATCAGAAAGATCGTTTACCTCTAAAGCAGCAAAAACCTCTTCAGCTTCATCTTGTGTAAGTGTTGCCAAAACTTCAGGATCCGTAGCTATTTCAGCAGCCTGGTCAGCTGTCACCGTTGGCGGTATCGTCACCGGGACGGTCGTTGTTGTTGCCGGGATCGTAGTAGTTGTTGTCGTTGCAGGGACAGTCGTTGTCGGAACAGTAGTAGTAGGTATCACTATTAATGTCGTGGATGTGGTATTTTGGACCCATGTTGTCGTCGTTTCCGGTATTGAAGTCGTTGTTGGTGGCAGTGTGGTTGTTGTGGTTGTGGTTGTTGTGGTGGTGGTAGTAGATGTGGTTGTGGTGGTTGATGTTGTGGTTGTCGACGTTGATGTTGTGGTTGTCGGTTCTTCTGTGGTAGATGTTAGCATTGACCCCATACCGTTAAAACCAAGTTCGTACTGTAAGTTCCAACCTCCACCTGTACGCCAAGCATTAGGATCGCCGCAACAGATACCAGCCCTAAGCCGATAACGACCGGCAGGCACGGCAATAGAAATATAGGACTGTAAACCAAACGAGTCATCGTTGGCGGCAAGAAGATTCCCTTGTTCGTCGTATACCCAAAGCATTGGATCAGAAGGATGACCTTCGATCATGTAGGTTTGAGCCACAAATTGAGTAGGTTCCGGATAATCAAACCAAATGTCTGTTGGTTCCGTTATGATGTAATTCTGAGCTGCCGCCCCAGAAACTGAGAAAAACGCTAATACTCCAATTAGTAAAACTAAATACCTAGCGTATTTGTGCATCTACATCAAATCAGCATAAATGTTGAAGTAGTAATTCCTGAGTTAATTAGTTTAATAACTGCCCCTGAACCATTCCAAGGATAATCAATTGTTCCTGTGTGTTCGGTAACATAGCAGTTATCGCCGGATACAGTTGGGGTTGCAGGGGTTTGGCCAAGAGGAGCTGTGGTAAAAAACGTATGGGTGCTTCCTGATCGGCCAATAATACGAAGAGTTTTACCAGCCCCGCTGAGAGTAATTGTGTCTACCTGATCAGCTACGGTTGTAATACTTTTTGCGTTTGATGCTGTGTATGTTGCCATTATTTTTTACCTTGATATAGAGAAGTTTGTCTATGGGTTCCGCCTTCAAGATGCCCAAGATCTTTGATGATGGCCCAATGTATTTTATCAGCAATTTCTCGTGCTTGCTCATGCTTTGCATCGTCTTCGGCTTTGCGAGCAGCAGCATTCTTCTTTTGTATGTCTTCAAGCAATCTATGGCCCTTGCGCCAGTCGCCTTCAATAAGCTTTAGAATAAGGGAATGATCGCAACGCTGCGAAGAACAAGCAATATATGGCGTATTGTGAGCGTCAATCAGCCAAACTTCAAAATGCTGTGTGAGCGGATTGAAGAGAATGCTCGCTGTAGGGTCTCCCTGCCATCCCGATTCATCTCCTTCACGAACACGACGTGCAATATCGTACACGTCTGTAGAAATCTCAGCCCAACCGTCAGCGCCTGGGATGTGTTGCGACAAAATGTCATGAGCTCTTAAGTCCATTATTCCTCCTTAGAATTGTTAGTCGGAGCAGGTGAAAGGAGAAAAGTCCTACTCCGACCAACAAACCTGTTTTTTATTTATGCGCCAAAAGCGAAGATCCGGGCAACCACCGTCGAAACGTTTGTGGTGCTTGTAACTTCTGCCAATGCTGCGCCGTCTGTGGTTGTGTCAACCCAGAAAAGCTCGATCTTTGGAGCGGTTGTTGAACCGTCCCATGCGGGAACGTAGCCATCTGTGGTGACTGCCCAAAGGAAGTCAAGTCGGTCAAGACCAAGGGAGACGAGTGAAATCGCTTCTCCCCCGGTCGGATACGACGAGTCAAATGTAACTGTTGCTGTTACAAATTTACGGTTTCCAGGAACTTCTGGTCCCGTAAGAATACTGACTGTAGCGGCCATCTTAGATCGTTGTCTCCGTAAGATCCTTGATGACGAAGTTAGCGTTGCGCTGCTTACATGCGAGTTCTGCGTAGCAAGTGAGAGTTGCTTCGTAGGCATCGGTGTTTGCAACACGGTTCATTACAGCACCGTCAAGATCCATGAAGTTCCAGCCTTCTCCGACCTGGTGGAACACCATGCTCTCAGGCGAGATGCCATAGAGACGGTTGTTCGGGCAGTCGAAGTCTGCGTAGAGTGTGGTTGGACCTTCATCACCCTGTCCGGAGACTGATGGTGAGTAGTACTGAATACCAGCGTAGCCGCCCTTGAGCTGCGTCTGCTCCATGTTTCGCTTGAGCGAGAGGAACAAGTTTGCAACTGACATGTGGACACCTTCTGCAGAAACGAGAAGCGAAGGCTTCTTGCCGCTGTTGATAAGGGTCTTCATGATCGCACCGGTGATAAGAGTTTCGGTAACTGCACGGTTTGTACCGCTGTTGCTGTTTACGTAGCTCTTCCACTTTGGCTGGCTTGATGGGTTGATTGTGTGGAGGACTGCAGAGTCATCAATGATGGTCTGAACGCCTGTCAATTCAATCTGTCCGTCACCAGGAGCACCAGTGTTGCTTGAAGCACCGCCTGCACCAGCACGGAAAATGAAGTGCGATGAGGTTGTGGTTACTGCAGCACCAGAAATGGCTACTGTTTTGTTGGCTTCGTCAACCGATGTAATGGTACGAGCAGATGCAACTGTTGTTGGAGAAGATACTGTACCAATGTCAACTACCATGCCACCATCAAAGAAGAGGTTGCGAAGAGCAGTTGTTCCGGTGGTTGAAGCCAAAACGACGGTTGTTGCTGAAGATGTTGTACCACACTGAGCGATAACACCGTTTGATGTACCCCAAAGTTGACGGTTAACGTCCTTCATTGCGTCCTTACGGATGCCTTGCATTTCAGCATCAAGTGCGTCAACGAATGCACCACGATCGGTAACAGCCTGGCGGATGGTTGGGCCACTCAACTGGATGCGACCATAGACGTAGCGGACCGGTACGGGGACCGTTGCGTACGCTTGGTTACCTGCTGTTGGTAGCGTTGCATTTTCGCTGCGAGCGCCGACACCGGACGAACGACCGAGGTGGAGCGCATGACGGGCGATACGGCCCGTGATTGTGTCACGACGGGTTTCAATCTGTGAGAGGAGAAACGTAGCTTGGTTTAATTGATCGATGTAATCCTTATAATCGTCTTTGAGGATTGCATCAACTGTGGAAAGGCTTGCGGGCACTTTATTTACTTCCTTGTTGAAGATAGGGGGTTGTTAATTGGTTTTCACCAACCATCGGCTGATCGTTGTTACTCCGTAACGTAGAACTGCTTGACTTCCGCCAATTGCCTAAAGGTTGAATAGGTTTTACATCGCCTTATCCAAGGCAATACATTAATTGTATACCTTATATGTGCCGTGTCAAGTAACCTAGATACCGGACTGATTTAGTCGAGCCATTGCTTTGTCACGAGGGCTCATATTTGCAGTATTCATCTGTGGAGCCATTCCACCGTTTGGTGCGGCAGATGGCATGCCTGCAGATGGATTTTGCCGGCGTGAAACAATTGATTGTGCTTGTTGAAGAATTTGATTCTCAACATCCGCAATAGCCTGATGTAGATCAAGGTCTTGACGGTTCTGTGCGGCACTAATTGCAGCTACGGCCAACGGGCTGTTAGGATCATATCCAGCGTCAATTAAAGTTTGCTCAATTTCATATTCGTATTGAGTAACAACTTGTTCGTGTTGAAACGCTTGCATGCGCTCCTCAACCATCATTTCAACCTGTTCAGGGGTCATTCCTTGTTGTTGAGCTTCATGATAGGTTTCAGTCATAACGTCTTCCCGTGTTTGGCCCTGTGAGTTAACACCGGCAATTTCGTAAAATCGGTCGCCAGCAAGGGTTTTGGCATTTTCAATCATCCAGTTAATTGCTGTATCTTGATCGCCGTTAGCCCATGCCTGAGCAAAACCTTGCACTGCTTGTGCGTCGTCTGGGTGCATATTGTCAAATACTTGACGAATCGGCTTGTAACGTTCCCGTTCCCGGATACGATCCTGAACTTCTGAACGGTACTTTTCTTCCCAGTTAGCATCTCCACCGGTTTCTACCGGCGCTTCTGCTGGTGCCTCTGACGTTACATAGTCAGTAAAGTTTGTATCTTCAATGCTCATTGCATTCCTCCATTACCAAATAGGCTTTGTTCCATCATATCAGGAGACTGTGTGTTTTCAGGCATCCCCATTGCTTCTTCTTCTTCAAGCATTTGTGCTTCTTGTTCCATTCCATTATCCGGGATAGGCAATCCAGTACCGGCAGTTAGCGCTGCCATAACTCCTGGGTCTTGCATCTCGCCCATTGCTGCCTGGTCTGATTGAGCCATCATTGCGGCTGTTTCGTTAGACAAGTACTGCATGTGGGCCATAACGTGCATATCAAGCATTTGCTTCATCTGAGGATCAGCAAGTTCATATGCTGGCGACTTACGTTGCGTGTTGTGAACCTGGATATGAGCGTCATGAACGTCAAAGTCTTCGGGGATAACTGGAACGCCTTGCATAAGCAAACCATTTTCCCATTCGGCTTTAGCAATGTCTGGGTCCATGCGAGACAAGAATTGTTTTGGATCAGGCAAATCAAGCATCTTGCTAATTGACCGAGCGTCGATGTTTTGGAATACCAAAGGAAACTGCTGTGCAAGGTTGGTAATCATTGATTGGGTAGCAATCTTGCTGCGTGGCATAGTTGCGTCCATTGGTACAATAACTACCGGCTGTTCGTCAATATCTTTAGCAGTCCAAGAAATTTCATGAGGAACGCCATGTTCGGTCAAAAGCATTACTTTTCGTGTAATGTTGTTTGATTCCGCGTTCATCCGGTACAACTTCAAGGTCATTTCTGCAATTTTTCCCCAACCATAAGACTGGTCTTTAGCCATTGGGCCAAGAGGAGTGTCGTCTTTTTCAGCTAATAGCGACAAAGCTAAACCGCTGTTGCGATCTCCAGGTGCTTCGCCACGAGTTGTTTGGTGAGTATGGAAAATGTCGTCAAGTTCTGCTTCAAGGAATTGAGCTTCGTTTGAAATCCAACGAGGTACTTCAGGTGCGGTTTGCCAGTGTGGTTCACCAATTTCGCTGTTGTACTCCATAATGTCAGCAGGGTCAATAGTAATAGCGTCTGCATCGTCAACAGATCCTACCGGAACCATTAGACGAGCATTGGCAGCCTTACGCATGTGTTCAAGAATTGTTGAACGAGCACGGTTATAGGCGTATTGAACGTCCCTCGCCGGCGTTAAAAGCGTATGTCCAACCCAACTGTTGGGAATTTTATTTTGTCTAAACAGAGAAAGGTTCAGATGTTTGAACGGAAAAGGCCACTGATCTTCTTGTAAAACAACTTTGCCGTTAACTACATGAACCACGCATCCCGGACCACGAGAGGTGGGTCTTTCATAGTATATATAAACAAGCGTCGTTTTTGGGGGAGCTCCTCCGGGACGACGCAAAAGAATACTACGATGCCTAGAAGAAAGCATAGCTTCAGCATCAGCTTTAGGAGGTTCTTCAAGTCCATACCTCTCTTGTACTTGTTCAGGTGGAAGACTTGTGCATCTAATCCACCAACGAGCGTCATGAACGTTTTGAGAACCAGGCTCAAGGCTAAATTCGTTGATCCCTAATGGTGTCAATCTGATACCACCAACTGGAACAGAAATTTGCGACATAGGATCTAGGAGATACTCTTCGCCTTTATCTGGGTCCCAATCGACTGCAACAGCAGCAGCACCACCAAACAATGTTTGTAGAAGAGCCATTTCACGAATGTCTTCCCAATGGTTGTGACGCTGTTCACCCATAAGTAGATGTTCTTGCAGTGACTGCCGGCGCATAGAACTATCATCCATGCCGGATGGTTGAACTTCCCAGATTAGCTCAGAGCGTGTAAGACGAGCCAAAAGGCTACGGGTACGAGGACCATACTTATCGACAGTAATACGAGATCCACGTTCAGCTTCGTTTGCGTAATCTAATTCTTGAACGATATTGCGAGTAAAGTCCCACCAAATCCATTGGTGAGAAGCATAATAGGATGCGTTCATCCAATAGTCACGACGTTCTTTTACAAGATACTGGTCGGATAACTGCCAAAGATCAACAATCTTGGCAGCTTCAGGTGGTGCCCAAGGCTTCACGGTGCTACTCCTTCAGATGGATTACGCCAAGTGTGGTAATCATCATCATCTTTTTTTGGCTTCTTAACAGCAGGTGTCTGTCGTTCAGCACGAACCATGGCAGTAAAGTCACCTGTGTGCCTAGATACTGCCATTTGTGTTAATCTCCGGTTCTCTCGAACAAGCCAAATTACGACACCCATATTGCCGAGTGCCACTACAGCCAACCATATCATATTTTGTCCTCATCTGGAGCAGCTACTTTAAACGATTTCTTAGCTGGAGACTCTTTTGGAGCGGCAGGAATTGAGTTGACTACACGCAAAGCAGACTCTAATTCTTCAATACGTTCAGTCAACTTAATATTAGAATCCGCAAGTATTTGATTGGATTCAGTAAGACCTGCGACTGCGCCGGCAGTAACAAATTCAATATTGCGTGATGTAGAAACCATGCGAGCCATTTCCATGGCGCAATCAGCACAAATGTAAAAACGAGAGTTAGCTGACGGGTTAACGTCATCAGGACTATTAAAATGGTCCAAGTCAATACCGGTATCTATGGTTGGTGTATTAATGCTTCTACACATCCAACAACAGCCGGGTAAATAAAAATAGTTGTCAACAAGTAACATTAGTGCTTCCATCCTTGGGCTGGCTTACGTTTGCCCATTCTGTCTAGTTTTTCCATATAACGTTGGACTCTTCCTTCTGCACCTTCAGTATACTTCTGAAATGAGCGTTTTTGGATTTCATAAGGCCGGCAGCCTAACAAATATCTCAAAGCGTCAACTGCGTGGTCTTCGTCTCTAGTTTCCAAATCTTCAGGATTGTTATGGGCGTGGCGCATCAAAGGCAAAGTACGAATCAAGTTAAAGCAGTTATCAAAGATTTTAAGACGAATAACACCATCAATAGGCGAAGGGGCCATGTAACGCTTAACGTTCTGCCATCCACCAATACGTTGGTTTTTAGCTCTTTGGCAGATAACACCGTTAGTTTGATACTGTCCAGCTACGGTTGTGCCTGTTCCACCGGTATTACTAAAGGTAGAAGGGTCAATCACAGTCATAGAGATTGTTTCTGGTTTTCCGTGCTCGTCGACAGATAAGGACTTAATCTTCCGGGCCTGTTCTGCCGCAGTGAGATTTTTATCGTACGCCTCCCGATATATATACATAGTACCGTCTGAAGGATCGACCGCACCCCATAAGCAACAGAACGGGTTTGCAGTGCCAAAGTCGATACCCCGATATTTTTGCCACGTTTCCGGAATGGCAAACCTGGGTACGACGTGAATGTTACGTTGAAATTCCACGAAGTACTGCCCCGTAAACGTGTCCCAATCGCCCATGAGTTTTTGGCGGCGCTCTGTTTCAGGGAGCATCGAGAGGTGTTTTTTGTAGGTTGGGTCAATGTGTGGGTTATCGACGACAGTTGACGGGACAAAAGCGACGACAAGGTGAGTATTGGGGTCGTGGTCAATTTCAAGTTTTTCAAGTTCTTCAAGATCATCAGGGATTTCAACCAGCCTTACAATAGGTGGATCCTCAAATCCATTGGATACATCATAGACCACAATGTATTTACCGTATTGTGTAGGCCCCACAAGCATTTGATACAAAAACGTATGTCCACGGTCACCGGGGTTTGTAGCAAACATAACATGGGTACGAACACCGGATGCTGCCATCTTTTTGCTAGTACGCAAACGACCAGAGATCATGAGCATTTGATACGGGGTAAACTGGGTAGCTTCGTCGAAACCAATAAAATCGTATTCAGCAGACATGAACTGTCCAACGTCTTCGTCACGAGAACAATAGCCGTATTCAATAATGCTTCCATTGCCATACCACCAAGCTTTAACGTTGTCTACGGAACGTAGGATTGCGTCCACCACAAGCTGTGCGTAGCGCACCTGTGTACGGATAATCAAAGATCGGCGTAGTTCCGGTAGGGAAGTACGGATTAACAGGCTTCTATGGCCCGGATACATAAGGCTCAGCTCATGTACGTGATACGCCAACAGCTCTGATTTGCCACCGCCGGCCGCACCACCATACAAAAGCCAGTCGACTTTCTTTAACAGCGTGTTGGCTCTTAGTTGGCGTTCGTTACCTTGCAAAGACCAAGCTGAAAGGTCCTCTTCAAGTAGCTTAAGATATTCATCCTGCTCCCTTGTTGAAAGCTGTTTGAACTCGTCATCTGATAACAGAAGACTCATGCGTCACCGGCAACAGCCCTTAAACCACCCTCGACACGACGTTTAGCCTCAAGACGTAGTTCTTCCAACCTAGTTTGACGGGTTTCCGGAGTTTCATTTTGTGTACCGGAAATAGTAGTAGCCTGGTTCATTTCAAGACGAAGAATGTCATGCCAGATCTTTGCGATCTTAGTTGCCTCTTCAGCGTTCTTGATTTCCCATTCGCCACCCAAAACACGCAAAGCATGGTCCATCATGATACCAATAGCAAGTTTAGGCAGATCTTCCCTGTCAACACCTTCAGCAATCTTTGACATACCAAGCTTTTTAAGCTGTTCTTGAGCTGTGACAATTTCTTTGCTATAGCCAGCACGAACATGTTTTTCACGTCTTTTGTTCTCTTCACGTGCTATTGTGGCTTTTCGAGCGTTATCTCCAGCGGTTTCTGGAGTAAAAGCATGAGGCATCAATCTGTCGATTCTTTGCTGTCTTAGCTTTTCTTCTGGTGTTTCTGCCATGTTATTCCGATTGAGCTGATTGCTCGTAGATGTTTTTCCAAATTTGCATTGCTAGTTCTGAAACACCCTGGATAGCTGCATGTTCTTCTGTACTTATAGTTCCAGCGTCATATGCCATTTTGCCTAGGTTCATCACATAGGAACACCCCATAAATATAGCAGACGCTATATGTTCAGGTAACGGATCAGGCCAGCCTGCAGACAGTAAACCAGCCAAAGCTTGAGCTGAAATAGCTGAATCAGGAGCGGGAACTGTTGAGCTAAGCAGCAATTTTGTTTGTTTTGGTGTTTTGTATTCTGTCATTTTATTTATCAATTTCTGAGATTTCAGGTTCGAATGGTACTCCCAATTTGATTGCCAAAGACTCAATCTCTGGCCAAAGGAAGTTAAAAGCGTCTGTAACGATTGTTCCGGTTGATTCCCATCGCTGTTCGTAGATCTCTTGAATTTCATCATCGGAAATTCCTGGTTCATCTGCGTATTCTGCGAGCTCAAGCCATTCGATGGCTTTAGTTGCGGCTTCAACGGATCTAACAAGGAACTCTTCCCAAACGAGCTGCCTGTGGTTGGTTTCCTCGTCAAACGGTTCTGGCGAATAGTTTCCCTTTGCCATGGTGATAATCCTCCATACATTCCAGCAGTGTCCTCTACTGCCGGAAAACTTAGTGCGTAATCAAGACATTCTTGTCTTACTGGGCATTCATTACATATTGCTCTTGCTTGAGCAAAAAAGTCTTTACCTTGTGGATCGGAAGGAAACCAGATGTTGGTGTCCAAACCCTTACAACTAGCATCCTGCAACCAATTAGAACGGCTCTTCGTCATCTGATTGTGGGGCTGAGGACTTGCGAGCCGCCGGCATTGTCGTGGTCGTAGGGATTTCAAACCGTAGACTCAGCCCACAATCATCTACCAGCACTTCCATGTTGGACTTTGTTTCACCGCTTTTGGTCTTGTACGAGTCAAGCTTGTATCGGCCTGTAACCACGACTCGGTTGCCTTTGGCAAAGATCGAGGCGATGTTCTCGGCTTGTGCTCCCCAGGCTACGCACCTGTGCCAGGTTGTTTCTGTTTCTTCACCATTCTTGCGGGTGTCAGCTACGCTGAAGCGTACTTTGGCTTTGCCTGATGGTGTAAAGGTTAGTTCCGGATCTTGTCCGAGGTTACCTACGATTGTGATTAAGTTCATTGTTCCTCCTGGGGGTTATCTATTTGTATCACACGTTTGTTGGAATATGGGGCGTTCCAGTAATCTTCTCCCCAAATATATGAGGGATGAAGTCCAAGTCTCGTACATATCCTATCTGCAGTATAGAACCTAATTCCGTTATTCCTACGCCATCCTCTAATCATGTCACGTGTCACACCTATTGATGCGGCAAATTCATGGTCGTTATGGTCAGGATCTCGTATTATGCGTTCAAATGGCTCCAGAGCTAGGATTGGCTCTTTAAGCGTCACCGGGAGAACTCTTCTTTTGCTTTAAGGTATCTGTCTTGAATTTCGAAGACTCTGCGCCATATGGATATATTAGTGGGGTCATCTTGTAATAGATCAATGGCATAGCTAAGATCATCAGCAATCTTCTCCCAATTAATACCACCCCAGTGATTTGTCCGGGGTTTGTTGGGTTTATTCATCTTCTCCAACATTTTGTCTAATTGGATCTTCTCGTGATGAGCGATAGCTTTTTCTTCTGCTTTACGCATTTCGTACCAATCAGCCACGTTCCCACCCCATATTGCTAGCTCGCCAGTTAGTTGGAGAGTCATTGGACTCTACAGCTAGACGGTGATCGTGGTCTTCGTACAACCGGACAATATGTAGGCAGGGGTCATGACCGTCTCCCCAGTCTTCTTCTTCATCTGCAGTAAGGGGCAGACCATCGTGGATGTAGCAAATAGCGGGACCGCAGTAACCCATTTCCCAACCATAACGCAGCCATGCTTCATGGTCCAACGCAACTGTAATGACTTGATTATCATTCACCACACACCTCTTTCTGTGTCTTTGTCTCTTTCTTGTGGTTGTGGATCTTGTCCACCCCAACGGGTAATATCTTCCATAGCAGCTCCTCTGCAATAAGTGTCATTGTGAACAATACAGGCGATTTACCTGTTTGTCAACACTATTTAGGAAACTTTTTTGACGGAATGTTTGAAGTAGTTTGCCGGCGTTGTTGTTTTATCGTTTTCTCAAGCTTAGCGTCTCGCCCATCAACTATTTTTTTAGTACCTACTCCTATGCCACCAACAATGCCGGCAGCGCCAGCACCAATAGCAAGGTATTCAGCAAGTAATCTTGCGTCGCTTTGATTAGCATTTTTAGCCATTTGCTGGTTAAGTTTTTTGTTTTTTGCGGCGGTTTTAATTTTATCCTGAGCTGCTTTTATCTCAGGTTTAGCTATCTTGTCAAATGCTTTAGACTCGGATTTACTTAATGGATTAGTTGGAGAGTCAAATTTATAGTTTTTAACTATATTATCGAATGCCTTAGATTCGGCTTTAGCTGCTGCCTTGGTTCGATAGTCAGTAGCAGCCTTCTGAACAATCTTTTTTCCGGCAGAAGCGACAACAGGTGCAACTTTAGTAATTGCCCTGCCAGCTACAGCACCGCCTACAGCAGCGCCTACAGCGCCGGCAACTTGGCTTTTACTAATAGGGTTAAGAGCCATCGATGCACCTAAAGGAGTGCCACCGCCGGCTAAACCACCCGTCGCACTCTTCACCTTAGTCTTAGCATCAGAAGAAAAACGGTTCTTTGCCTTCGAAGTAGCCAACCCCTTAGCAGCAGTACCCTTAGTAGTAAACGCTTCAGTAGGTTTCTTCTTGGATTCTTTCCATTTGCTTGGATCGCCATAGTTGTTTGCCATATCAAATATAATAACATTTTGTTAGTCCACAGGTTGCAATCGACACACACAGGGTGTAATCTCTACCTACAACTTACAGACTCATGGCTGTATCACTGTTGCAAGTGACGGGGCGTTCATACTAGGGAACTAGGGTAGATGAACCCTGCAATCAAGCTAACGACGAGACATACGTTTCCCCCTATTGCGTAAGAGGTTCAAGCAGCGTTATGAACGTCATCTCATTAAATATTCCGGTGTCGGCTAAAACAAACTAGCTACGGCGACCATCTACACATGTAGTAAACCGTGGGGGGAGCTAATAAACCCACGCCCGTGTAGCAAGTATCCACAAAATATCCACAGCATGTGTAAAAAAGACTCGCACACCAGGGTAATCCCCCCAGGAATGGAGAACTTTTACTGCGTAATGGGAAAAATAAGCCTCCGGCAACAAATCAACACCATCATTCGGAGCCAAAAAAGGCCCAAAAACACCAAAAAGGACCGTTGAACGTGTCTTAACGCTAAAACCGCCCAAATCGAGGTGAAAAATTTAAATCAATGTCTACACATCGGTTTTGAAAAGCCCAAACGTACGGGAGTCTGTAGTCATTTAGGGTCGTGGGGCCCCCCGTGGGTGGGGGGGGTCGGGCGTGCTTCCTTCCTGGTCGGGTCGGGTGGGTGGGGGCTTCCCTCCTTCCTCGGTCATCTCTGCCGTAGGTGGGGTGTGTTGGGGCTTGCTGTCGGTGGTGACGTGGCGAGCCTGGGCAAAAGAAGCTTTGAGGTGATCCAGTGCCGGTGACGTGGCCAGGGTGAGCAGGGTGAGCGCGGCGCACTTGTGCGTTGTCTCTGCGTCTCACGGTGGGCGAGTTGCTTGTGCTCGTGGTTGGTCATAGCAACGGAGACAAAGCGAGAAGCCCCACCAACTAGGGCAGGGCTTCTCTGTTGAGTGTTGTTCTGTTGTCAGCGCATTGGGGCGCAGGTGGTTAGTAGTCGGTTGCTCCGTGGCAGTAATCGCAGGCGTAGCGTGCGTTCTTTTTGGTCATTTCTTTTTTCTTGTTGCCACGAAAGTGGAAGGTGTGGTGCTCGCCTGCTTCGTCAATGTGTAAGCAATAGACAACCCATTTCCCGATTTCGGGTGAGTCGTTTGGCTGTGGGCTTGACGTGTGTATGTGGGTGTATGTCATAGCGACAGAGTAGCAGGGCAAAGAGAAAGCCCCTCAGCAATGCGCCGAGGGGCTTTCCTTTGTGGGGGGAATGGTTGCTAGTCGCTGATGGTTGGGTGCGTCACTTCGGGACTGTGCCGGGGGTGAAGGAGTGCGTCATCGAGCCAGTTACTCACGGCGTAGAAGTTCACCCAATAGAGAAAGCCGAGAAGGTTCTGTCGTTCTTGGTCGGTGACCAGTGGCGACATAAGTGAGACGGCGATCTCTTTGCTGATGGTGTTGGCGTGTAGTGAAGCCTCGGCACTGCTGGCTTGTTGCGTGATGACGTGGACAGTCGGTGCCGAGTGGCAGAACTCGCAAACAGTCTCCCAATCCCAGACCGAAGGCGTACGGCTTTCACAGATGACACGCACAGCCCTAGCGACATTTGCGTTCCGTTCGCCGGGTATCTGTGCGAATGTCGGCGTGCGTAGTGGCTCGCCCTGGGTGATGCGTAGGCAGTCCTGGCACAGTGCCATTGTGCCTGCTTCGAGGTAGGTCGGTTTCATTGCTCGCCCCCCCACACGGCTACGGCACCGTCGTCTGTGCTTCCGACAATCCACACACCCGACCACTCCCAACGGTTCAGGAACTGCTGAACGGCGTATGCGTACATTTCGCCAGTGTCTACCCCGACCTGCCACTCGACATACATACGACAAGTGCCATCTGTCTTAGAGAGCACTATGCGATTGGTTTCGGGTAGCCACTTGGCTTTTATAGACGCTCTATGTGAGCGTATGACCTGTGGTGTATCTGTTGTTTTCATTTTGTGTTCCGTCCTTCGTTGTGAAGGTCTTTGCGCCTTCTGACGGTTGTCTCTTCGACTATGAAACAGGCTCGGCGCTGTTCGTGGTCCATAGCGAGCCAGTTCAGACCGAGAAGGTCGCAGGCGTGGTTCTTGGGGGTTTCGTCTCCGTAGCCGTAGGAGAATGGCGCAGTTATGTCTTGCCCCTGACCGATAACTCTAAAAGAGTAGTAACTGTTTCCGTTGATTGTGTCGTGCCAGCGTCTCAAACATAAGACGAATGGCGAGTGTGTTTCTGTTTTCACTTTTTGTTCCTTTCGTGAATGTGGCGTTGCTTGCCACTGGTCAGAGTATAGACACAGAAAAGCCCTAGCAGGTGTATTTCTGCTAGGGCTGATCTAGTGGGGGGAGTGGTGGCAGGTTTTCAGCTTGTAGCCGGGTGAAGGCCGCGCCGAACCTACGTTGTTTTAGTCGCTCTCGGTGTCGTTCTCGCTCTCGTCACTCTCGCCAACTATACGCAGAAAGTGTGCGAGACGGTCAGCGCAGGTTTTGACTTGTGTCTCTGTGAGTTCTGCTCGCTTGCTGGTGAAGTAATCCATCAGGGAATGAATGAAGGCAGAACCCCACACGGCGAGCGCAACGCTATCTAGCGTCACGGTTATGTCACCTGATGCTTCACCATTGGCACGAAGTGTGTCGGCAACCTCACCAGCCTGGGTGAACATTGTCATCACGCTGGCTTGTTGAGCGTCTAGGGGGCTAATGGCGTGTACCAACTCAACACGCTTTCTTTCGGGGTGTTGGCTCGGTGGCATTGTCACTTCTCCGTCATCACCTAACGGTGAAGCCCAACCACCTGAAACAAGCACAATGGCGTCAGGGCGTTTTTTTGGTGTGGCGACATACTTCGCACCATTGTCGAGAATGTAGTGCGTCATCAGCTCGTAGATACTCACGTCATCTTTTGTTGGCTCGTAGCGCACCCATTCAGCACCGAACATTTGCCACAGTTCAGGGTTCTCTTTGGTGTCGGGGGTTGCTTTTGGTTGGCAGGCTATGAAGTTATCTAGAACTTCGGTAGTGGTTTCCATTGGTCTGTTCCTTTCAGGACTGGCGTGTTTGCCAGTAGTCACTATACACAACAAAACTTCTGACATTGCGACACCCAACCCACCTTCTACTCGGTATGACACAACTAATACCTTCCCCACCTGCCTACCTAGCGAAGTCCCCTGGTGAATGGACACCAAGAGATCGGTTCGAGCGTGAGGTGGATTGGCACTGCCAACACAAAACCATTCTGCGCCCTCGTTGCCGTGAGTGGGTGGAGTTCTCTGAACGCTTTGTGCCGTTCTGCGAGGACTGGAACGGTTGTTGGGTGGCAGAGACAGCCGTTTTTGAGTGGAACTTGTACCTACGGCTCCCCGAAGGTGAATACGAACCAGTCGAGTATGAACCTGGCTATCACTTCCGAATGGGCTACCCATAAGACAAAAGCCCCACCCGACACGGATAGTCAGGTGGGGCAGATGATCAGGTGTGCCGGGTGAAGGCCGCGAAACTTTACGGTTCTAGTGGCTCTCTCTTTCGCTTTGGTTGGTACGCAGGGTGTTGTTTCCTAGAAGCTTCTTTTTGTTTTGCTTTGAGTTGGGCAAGTTCGGCAAACAGTTCATCTACCAACCACTCGGTATTTTCTAGTTCATCTACCAGTTGTTGTACTGCTCGTGCTTGGTCAAAAATGGCTAAGGCACTAGCAAGGGTGATGAAACAGAGTGAGACTAAAAGCCACGTTTCGTATGACATAGGAATGTTCCTTTCGTTGTTGTGGGGTATCCACGAAGGCGAGAATAACAGAGAAGCCCCACCAGTGGGGGGACACTGGCAGGGCTTCATCTGTGTGGCGTTGTGAAATAGGGAGAAGGAAAAAGGAAAAGAAAAACCTCAACCCCTACGCCAACACTTGGCAGGCTATCGGCTAATGCCCCCACTCACTACTGTCGCTGTCGCTGTCGCCAAAACCAATGTCGCCGTTAGCGATACCAGCAGACACCATTTTGAGAAGGAACGCCAGCATTGAGCGACCTTCTACTGTGTCTGTGCCTATCTCGCCAGCCGTATCCATTAGCCCCTGAATGGTTGGTGCGTGACCCCTGCTTAGACATTCCCAAGTGAGGCGAACGAAGGTCATAGCTTGCGTCAGGGCATCATCTACAACACCACTGCTTTCAGGTGTGGCTTCTCTTGCGTCTTGTTCGTGTCGCTCGACCAAAGGTTCTGTGTCACTATAAAAAATCGTTGCTTCACTGACTAGTCCTGTTTCAGAGATCAGGTTCACCACCCTTGTTGGCACAAAGCCCTTAGCGATTAGTTCTCCCATTGCCGGGTCAATAGACAAGGCTTCTTGGATTTCTGCTTCGCTCGCACCATCTACCCCACCATCTACCTGAACAATCGTGGAAGGGTTGTCTATCGCTTGGTACGCCATACGCCCTTGACCGTGTGTAACTAGGGCAATCGCATTGAGAAAAGGTGTATGCGCGGCTTCACCGTTTCCTTCGTGATGCTCTCGCATAATCTCTACCATTTCTAGCGTGCCTTCGTTCAGGCTTTCAGGTGGCGCAATGGAAGTGCCAGCAACACGCCAGCGAGAAGTCCAAGCTTCTTTTTTGGTGTCGTATTCGCTTACGAGCAAATAGCAAAAAGCAATGTGTTCGTTACCTGTTGCTCGGTACTTGACAAGACCGTATTTGGCTTGGAGTTCGTCTAGTAACTCTGATGGGCTTTTTGTTGTTTTCATTGTTCTGTTCCTTCGTTGGTTTCTTCTTGGGGCAGGTAGTGATCTATGAAGTTTTGTAAATAGCTGACGTGTCGTTGTCTAGGAAACCTACCACGCAGTTTCATTTCTCGTAGTAACTCAATCGCACCTTCGGTACTTTCCACGCCGATAATGTCGTGCTTGACAATGAAGGCGCACACCTGAGCAATAAGGCTGTCTGTTTGGTTGTCACCTTTGCCAGTCACACCACCGTCACTTATCCACATTAGGAACTCTTTACGGTTTTTACGCTGACGCACTGCCCATTGGAGAATGGGCAAGTCCACGCCATTGCCGTGACGAAGATTTATCTGTGAAAAGTTGTGTTGGCTAATCATCTTGCCGTTTTTGGCAAGTATCCAGGCGTTAGGACCTTTGTCTCGTTGCGTGTAGGCAACAATCGTTGCGCCTGAATAGTGGTGGAGAATGTCTAACACTTGACTGTGCGAAAGAGACATTGAGCCTGAACAGTCCACAACGACAATGCCACCGTGAGACTTCACAGTTTCACGAAAAATACGTCGTTCAGGGTCAGTGAGCAGGCGATCAGGTCGAACAGGAAACTTGCCGGTCATAGATGGCCGTTTGCGCTTACCGATAAACGCACTCGCTGTCTCGGTGAGTGCTGTCATACCGAAACGCAATGTTTCCCACTCAACCTTCTTTTCGCTGTGTCCGTGTCTATCCAAGCCACCTTTCATCAGCCCTTTCTCAAACTTCTGTTCTGCTGTCGGTGGGTGACCTTTCCACTCGTCAATGAGATGAGCGAGAGGGAGTGTGTGTTCCACAAAGCCACCTGGAAGCAGTGCTTTTTCGTTTTGACCTTTATCTGTTTTCCATTCGTATTTATAACTGTAAGTGCTACTAAGAGAACGAAAAGATGTTTTGTATCTGTAAGCAGACTTGACCGAATAACCTTCCCTTCGCAGTTTTTTGTCAATGACTTGTAAGGCTGTTTTCCATTGTGGAATTGCGCTTAGGTGGCGTTTCACTTTGGCGTTTATGTCAGTGTTATAGGTGTTGAGATACATACTTAGTGCTAGTTGCCAATCTTTATTTTCGACTGCTTTTTTCGCAACTGCCACTTCTGAACCGTCAGCAAGATGAGGTAAAGACGACAAGATACTTTCGCCTTCTCGGTTTTTTGCCGTAAGACCGAGAAGATTTATGCGTACTTCTTCTGCTGTACGGACAGACTGCTGTGTTGTTCCCATTTGGCTTAGAAGCTCTATGGGAACAGAGGTCGGTGAAAACCGTGCGTGTAACAGTTCGTGCGCCCGAACTGCCTTCGCACTGTCGGTGTCTCCTGCTGGCACTGACATTTCGTGAGTACCGAAGTCTGTGTAGTTGCTTCCTCGGTGAATGGGGGCGACAGTTGTCTGCCACCCCCCCGACACACGCTCATCAATTTTTCTATCTAACCGACGTGCCGTCACCCATTCAGGCGCGGCGACTGGTGCTGGTGCTGATTTCTCTCGCATTATTCACTCTCCGTAGATGGTGCTTCTATTGTCCGAACTTCTGATGGCTCAACTTCTAGTGGTTCACGGTCATTGAGAAACTGCTCGGTGATAGCAATGGCTTCGTTGATGGCGTTTGCTTCCTCACCGAACACCAAGCGAACTGCCGTGTGTCGGTCAATCTTGTTCGCTAACTGCTCATAAGCAAAGAACGAGCGCAACGAGAAACGACTGTGTGTTCGGTTCGCATACGAGCGAGCGACATCTTGTAGTTCGGGTTTCAGTGCCAACAATGCTTGTGGGTTCACTTCGTTGATGTTGATGCGAACAGGGAAACGATCTACAAGGTTCTGTGGAAGGTCACTTAGTTTCTCGGCATTGGTGGTTGCGATTATCTCAAAACCTGCTTTTGGAGAAATACGTGCGCCAGTTTCGGGGTGTTCACGAACGGCAGAACCGTTGCTGTCACAGATAAGCAATAACGCTGTAAGAACGTCACCTGACGCTTGGTCTAGTTCATCAAGAATAAGACGGTCACCATTTGACCAAGCACGAAGGGCAGAACCCACTACGAACTGCCAATCGTCTTTGCTCGGCTTCCACAGACCATCTACATCTGCTGTTGTCATATCGGGAGAACACAAAACTCGGTGTGATGAACGCAAACGGTTCTCGTGTTCTAGGTGCTCTGTCAATGCGTAGTAAGTCTTACCAGTGCCGGGTGGCCCATAAAGAAGCACACGGTCAATGCCACTCGCAAGGGCAATGTCCAAGTCGTTCCAGCATTGGCTAGTTACAGGGGTTGGGGTTTTCATTTTGTTCTCCTAATGAACTTTTGTGATGAACTCGGCGTTGCCGAGAGAGTGAGTATGCCATAGATTATGAACTATGGCAACAACCATTTCAGAAATACAACAACTAGCAGACGAACTCACCATTGTTGCGCCCCCACCACCCCCACCACCCACACTGAACAATGTTGTTGCGAACAGTGGAAGGTGGGTTGTTAGGGCTATCGGTGGTGGATCGTATGCGCTACGAGTTGAGTACGCGACAGCGAACGGTGGCACAGTGATCACACGAGTAGATGACGAAGCTTTCGGTTTTCCTTCCACACTTCGTACTTCACTTAGGTTCGCATTACAGATAGCGAACTCGCACAGGTTGTATTGGCAACCAGTTCACTAACCCCTGCCGAAGCAGCGTCACCGTGCCGGGTGGTAAAATAGCCAGTATGGAAAGTAAAGATCTCGCACGTGCTGAGTTTGTAATCAAATCCCCACCACCCTCACGCTCAGGTTATCGTTTTGACGTTCCCATTATGTCAGAGTTCGTTTCGTTCCTTGACGCTAACGAAGGCGTTTGGGCTATCTATCACACTTACGCAACAAAACAATCAGGGTATCAACGAGCTTGCGATGCTAATAAGCAATACGGAAAAGAATACGAGTTTGTCGCACGTGTGGATGAAAATGGTGCGACAGTTTATGGAAGAAAAATCTCTCACGCTGGCGCAAATAACACTTAGTGGGTGTATACTTACCTCGCTCCTAATGCCCAAAATCCCCTCTGACGGTTATTCCGTTAGGGGGGATTTTGGTTTATCATTGTATTGTCCTAGAGAGAGTCGCCTCCTCCTCTCTCTAGGGCACCTACACTGCTTTTGAGTCCATTGCTTCTTTGCAAGCAACCCACAGTTTTTCGTCGTGAGCAAGTTCGTGGTATGAGATAGGCATGTTGTCTCGACCAAGCTTCTTTACATAAACGGCGGCGATCGCCTTTACATATGGCCAACGACCCCAACTTGACGCAATCTCTAAACGCTCCTCAAATGACGGCGTAGTGCTTTTGGTTTTCAAAGCTTCTTCAACGACTTCCTCTACTGGTGTCATCTTAATCGCTTCACCAACCTTCTTGCGTGGTTTTGGTTTTGGTTCTTCTTCAACGATCTCGGCTTCAACGATTTCATCGTCTAAAGTAATTGGTTTCTCAATGGCCGGCGCAGGGGAAACATTTGGTTCTTCGTATTCAACGCCAGCGATGCTTGCTACTTCTTCGGGGGTGTACGAAAGACCAGCAATAACGTCAGGAAACACGATACGACACAGTTCGCTCGTAGCTCTCGCAAGCAACATTGCTCTTGGGTATGTCTTCCAGTTGTTCTTACCAGCAAGACCAGCCATTCTTGCATCGTCAAGTGTCCAGCGAACTGTTGCTGTTGATCCAGTATCGGCTCGTGTTCCTTTGACCTCGCATACATCGTTGCTGTTCTCAATCACATCAATACGGTGTCCGTGTCTCGCCACCATTGCTCGCATTAATTCGGGCGACATTGCTGTGCGACCCTCAATGACGTGAATGCTGTTTAGCGACTGCATTGGTCCAAGCCCAAGTTCTGCTCCGTACAGAACACATGCCAAGACTGCTTCGTTCTTGCCACGTAATGCTGTTGGCACAAATGGTGTGTTGCTGATTCGTTGCGAAAGCTTCCAAAGCGTTTCGTAATCTGTGTTTGGTATTGCTATCTCTGTCATGGTTGCTCCTACTTTGTTATTGAGATCGTTTGACGACCCCAGGTTACACTGCAATAGTCTTCTATGTCAATGTTTTCTTTTTTCAATTCACCAGTTCTCCATCCAAGAGAACCAGTAAGCGGCAAGACCCTTTGAAGGGTGTCAATAAGACTAAATATATCAGAAGGGTGTATCTCGCCAGTTTCGGTTTGTAGCTTGCTAGACACAATATCTTCCAGCAATCTATTGCTCTCCCACTTCTTAGTGTTGGCACGGCGCTTTTCAAGGATGCCAACGCCCTCGATCACTGTCTTTTTGTCCGGCATCAATCCGTAAATGTCAAGCTCGATCTGTTGAATCAACATGATCAAATTAGTTTTAAAATCGTTAAGATTTACTAAACCAACTGCAAGCGTGTTCCAATCGCCCGCCTCTGCTAGTTGTGCTCGGTAATCATCCATTGCAAGCAGTGCGCTTTGGAATGATGCAAGGTAGTCGTTAGAAACTACTTCTTGTGCTTGTACTACAATGTCTTTTGACATGGTGCCTCCTATGGCTATTTAACATCCACGCTTCCAGCGTTGGACTTTCTTGTGATTAGAACGACAGATGAACTCTTGTAAGTTCATACAGTTTTGACGCTTTATTGTACCCCAACCCCATGGTCCTACAGGCCATTTGTATTGACCTTTTTTAGTAAATCCCATGAACGCAATGTTATCAACTACTTTTGCTTGGTGTTCAAAACTCATGCCTTTTGCGCTTGTGTGATTTGAGTACTGTTGCCAAGTGCGTCGGTAGATACCAAATGCCCCTGTATAGGAGCGTGTCGAATGGTTTACATTACCGGCAGTTTCGCATTGAGCTAGCCGTTTATAAAACTCCATTGGCATAACCAATTTGCTTTTAGCCATAGCCGGCGCAGGAAATGCTAATGAAATTGCAAGTATCGAAGATATAAGTATTTTTCTCATGCTTCCACCTTTGTTCGGCGTTTCTTTGCCACGATCAGCTTAACGCTGTGTGAGTCACGAAACATACCATGACCTGATATGCCTCCGTACAAAAGATAACTTCCGTCTTTGTTGTAGCCTTTGATTTTGTATTCGCCAGGCTGACGTGGAATCTTAACTAAGCTACCGACAGGCAGCCGCTCTTGGTCTTTTTTCATCATTGCTCCTAACAACGTTATGTGTGGCTTCTATTTTACCACTTGATTGAGATTATGCAACCCTACAAAGAATTGTGGGGATTTATTACACTATCAAAAGGGGAATCATCTTCAATGTTTTCAACATACCAATAGTGGGTATTTGTGATATAAGAA